GAGACTTCCCACGCGCAGCTTGATCCAACTCTTTAGCCCCTCGGGTACTTCGCTGGCAGATCCGTAGCCCGCATCGAAAGTAACCGTAACGGCGCCGATTTGCGGCAAGGTCGGCGGCCAAGTCTTACCGAACACGGGGCTCAGGCGCGCTGGCTCGCAGGCCACATCCAGCACGTAGTCACTGGCAGGGAGCACCTGGGGGGTGCCGTTCATGTCCAGGTATTCGACGCTCAACACCGACTGAACCGGGCATTTGGCGATCAAGATGGCGTGTGCTGGCAAGCCGAAAGACGAGCCAGACCCGGCGTGCATGAGCAAAGGCCCAGGAAAGGCGTCGAGCACCAATCTCCAGCGGGCCGTCATCAACTGCCTGCCGGTGATGGTCTCGGCAGCTTGGCGGGCAGCGGTGATGAGCGAGCCGATCAGCGGGTCATCGTCGCCACCGTCCACCCGCAGGTGTTGCTTCGCCTCAGCCAGTGAGATAGGCTCCCCTGCGGGTGGGGTGACAAGTTGCAGAGGCATCAGACGACCTGGGCGACAGCAGCCTGGTTATTGGCGTCGCCCGGTGCAAACCGGGGATTCACACCCAGCAGCTGCGCCGCAGTCAGACTGGCAGCCACGCCCACAGTCACCGACAGGCGAACGAAGGCATAGCCGTTGGCCACATCCAGGTCATCCGGGCGCAGGTTGATCAGGGCCTGCTTGGCCGAGCCACTGGCAGCCTGGGTCAGCTGCGTGATGGCCTTGCCCGTCAGGTCCTTGGCACCGGTGCCTGAAGCATCCTGGGCTTGCTGGAGCTTGGCATCCAACGTGGCACCCGTACCCAGCGCGCCGCTTTGGATGAGCGCCAGCAGGTTGTGGTGGTTACCAGCTGAGATCCAGCCGGTTGTTGCAGTACCCACGGCCTGGCTGGCCGGGTCGATGGTGGCCAGAACCGAGAACAGCTCGCTGCCTTTTGCGTTGGGAAACATGTGTTTTCTCCTTGATGGTCAGGCGCCTGATCAGCGAGCGCCCAGTTGGACAAAGGGCGACAGGGTGGTGTTGCCCTTGGCGGGGGTGATCGGCGCAGCGATCTTGGATTGGCCATCCATGCGGAACGTGGTGCGAAAAGCCGTGAGGTCTGCATCGAAGTACAAGTGCATGGAAGTAGCGGTTTGCATGCCACCCGCCTTGGTGATGGTCTGGTAGTACGACAGGTCCGCCAGGAGCACATCGCCTGCAGAGGAGAAAGTGTTGGCGTGCTGGGAGACGATGACCGGGCGGCCCAGCAGCGTGCCGTAGGGCGAGACCTGAATGCCTCCAGGATTCACACCAGTGGGCAGGTAGATCGGGTAGTTGCCCAGGGTCAGCGTGAAAAGCGCCGGCAGCACGTCGTTGTTGACGATCCAGACAGCCTTGCCAAATGAGCCGGGCGGCAGGCGCGAGATCATCTTGGCCAGGTTCTGGGCCAACAGCGTTTGCGTCGCCTGACCCGACTCCTTGGCCACGGTCACCGTGGTGGCGTTGCTCATACAGCCCACCGGCAGGCCAGTGCCCGAGCCAAACAGGATCGACTCGTTGGTCTTCCAGCGAATGGAGGTGGCGATCTTGTCGGGCAGGTAGGTCGACAGGGCATTGGTGTCGTCCAGCAACTCGTCGGTCACCGGCACCAGGGCCATGAGCTTTTTGAGCCGAAGGGTCGACAGGCCCAGCACCGGCTTGGTACCGATCGCAGAAGCTGCTTCACCTTGCCAATAGGCACGAATGCCGTTGGTGCCCCAGGGCGTGGTCTCGTCCTTGGGGAAGGCCATGGTGTTGCCCGTGATCTCCACGTTGTCGGTCATGGGTAGCAGGGAGTCCTCGCCCAAAGACAACTGGAAGATTTCCTGGGCGAACTGAGGCGGCACCAGAAAGCCGCCGTCCTGGGCCGAGCCTTCACTACCGAAGGTGGCAGGCGCCACTGCGTTTCGGCCCGAGCCGATCAACAGACGCTCATCAATGGAGGCGCCGGGGTTTTGCGCCTGGCGCACGGTCTTGAGGAAGTCGCCCACACTCTTGAAGCCGTGCTTGGGGTCAGCGGCGGCGTTATCCACCACCGTGATCACGGAAGCCGTGGTCAGTTGAGAGGGGTGGTTCATCTGCGCCTCCTCAAAGATCAGGGCAGCTTCACGGTCAATGGCGGCTGAAGTTGCTTCGATCTTGGCCTTGAGGGCTTCGAAGGCTGCGACTTCTTCGTCGTTCATGTCGCGCTGCTCAGCGGCAGCGATGTCGGTCAGGGCACGTGCGTCCTTGACCAAGGTGGCTTTGCGAGACTGAAGCTCGCGCAATTGCTTACTCATTGGTTTATCTCCAGAAATGAAAAGGCCGCCCGGTCGAAATGACTCAAGGCGGCGACAGGGATCACGACCAACGGGTCGCAGGGGGGTGCAGCCCTCAACGGAGGACTGCAAGGGAAAGGGTTGAAATCAGACCAGCATCAAACCAGTGCGAGGGCATCCCGCGCCTGTTTCAGGCGGGAATGGCTTTTCTGGGGCTGGCTGCGAACGGTGTTGCCCATGACCTTGGCCTGCATACGGGCCAGAACATCGTCAAAAGATGCAATGCCATCGACCATGCGCTGCGCCAGGGCAGCATCAGCGCCCAGCACCCGGCCTTCGCCCATGCCGTTTCGGACATCGTCAACCGCGACACCTCTGCCCACGGCCACAGCCTGGATAAAGGCGTTGTAGTAGTCGTCCACACGAGACTGCATGAAGGCCTGGGCCTTCGGGTCTAGCGGCACATAGGGGTTGCCCTCAACCTTGAACTTGCCAGCCGAGACCAGGGTGGTTTTGACGCCCTCGTCTTCCAGCGCTTTGGAATAGTCAAAGTGCGCCTGCCACACGCCAATGGAGCCCACCTCACCGCCAGGGGTAACGTAGAACTCACTGGCCGAGCAGCCAATCCAGTAGGCCGCAGAGGCAGCCAGGCTGTTGGCCACTGCCACCACGGGTTTCTGGGCTCGAGCTTTAATGATCTCCGTAGCGAGTTCGGCCACGCCATAAACGCTGCCGCCAGGGCTGTCGATGTCGATCAGGATCTGGCCCACCGTGTCGTCGGTCAGGACCTGACGCAAGGCCGAAGTGAATTGCTGGGTACTGGTGCTGCCGGGGCCGGAGATGTCATCGACCATGTTGCCCCGCTGGGTGACCACGCCATACAGGGGCAGCACGGCAATGCCAGAGCCCGCATTGGCCGCAGCCATCTGTTTGCGGGTATCGCGCAGCACCCGCTCCGACTGGATCTGGAACATGGCCTCATCAGTTGGAGGCTCGCCAGCTGACCAGCGGGTCAAGACACCGGCCATAGCCTTGAGCCGCTCGGGCATCAGGGCCCACGGGGTTGTCGAAAATTCGGAGAGCAGAAGTTGTCTGTTCATTTGTGTATTCCCAATTGAATGAGGGCCCGGGACAGCGCCGGTTCATCCTCGAGTGATGGAGCCCCCTGCGCCCAGTCCTGCACGGCCGATAGAGGCAGGCTGAAGGTCTGGGCGATCAGGTTGATTTCGTTGGAGCCCAAAACGCCCTTTTTGTAGATGCGTCGGGCCAGTCGCTGGGCGTTGGACTCGACCAGCTTTTGCAGGCGCAGGCTCAGCTGCGGGTCTGGTTCAGGACTGGCATCGGTGTCGGAATCCTGAGATTCGCTTTCCGCATCCTCGGCGTCCTCTGCGTCATCCTCTTCGACCATGTTCAGCGGCCGCAGCGGTTGATCGAGCCCTGCGAGCGGGTTGAGGTTTTCCGAGATGCGGGCCTCGTTGCGGGTGAGCCAGCCGTTCTGGATGCCGCTTTGGTAGTAAGCAGAGCGGCTGGCCGCATCCCCTCGCATCAGGTTGGCAAAGTCAAACTCGATCTCCAGGGCGTCTCCATCTGGGAGTAGGTCAGCTTCGATGGATGCCTCCCAACGCTCTGCCCAGGGCGTCATGGTGTGCATGACGAATTCCAGGCTTTGCTGCTCGATGTTGGAGAACGTCGCCCGATCCAAATCAGCAATCATGTGCGGTGGCACACGGAACAGGCGGGCAATGTCCGTGATCTGGAATTTGCGCAGTTCCAGGAACTGAGCGTCCTTGTTCGTGACGCCCACCTCGTGAAACTTCATACCGTTCTCGAGCACCAGAACCTTGCCCCGGTTCGAACCCGACTGCGCCGCCTGGTAGGACTCCCGAAACACCCGCTTGGCCTCCGGGTCCTTGAAGGTGCCCGGGAACTCGATCCAGCCCCCGGTGGGTTTGGCATCGTTGGAAAAAAACCGAGCCCCGTAGTCCTGCGCTGCCAAGGCCATGCCCAGGCTCTCTCGCGAGAGATCAATGGGGCTAAGGCCAATCAGCCCATCCGAGGACAGCCCCCTCAGATGCCAGACCTCCCCACGAGGAAGGACGATCTCGGAGCCTGCCTGATCCCGAATACGGTATCGGTAGTCGCCCGAGGACAGCAGTTCCATCCGCACCCGGTCAGGGTGAATCGGGATCAGCTCGGTGATCTCCCCCCGGCTGTTGGCCAGGATCTGACAGAAAGCGTTACCCCTCAGAGCCAGATGACCCTGCAGCATTTCGCGCCACTCGAATGGATTCTGGAACCGGTTGGGCCGTTTGCCCAGCACCCGGTAGAGCCAATGGTCCGTCACCCGGTCCTTGCCGCCGTCCTTGCGGGGCCGGTAGACCACGAGAGGGAGCGACGCCATGGTCTCCGAGAGGATGCGCACGCATGCGTAGACCGCAGCCAGGCGCATGGCCGAATCGGCCGAGACACGCATGCCCGAGATGCTTCGAGCCGAGGCCGGCTCAAACCAGAAGTCGCCCCATGGAGATCGGTCACCGCTTGACGCCCTGAATCGATCAAAGAAGCTCAGTAGTCCCATCAGTTCAGAGCAGCATCAATTCGTAGTCGGATCCCAGCACCACGTTCTCACCGGGCTTGATCGCCCGGGAGATCGCCATGATCAGTGCCACGATGCCGTCGATCTTGTTCTCTGCTCGCTCCTTGCGTGGGTAAATGTTGTCTTTGACGTCCAGGTGCGCCACCACGTTACTGGCCATCCAGGTGAGTACCGGGTCGCTGTCATGGGTGAGCTTTTTCTGAAGCACCAGAGCTTCGAGCGTCTTCATCGGCTCGCTGAAATTCAGCACCGTCGGACGCACTTCGATCATTGGCAGACCCTCGGCCAGCATACGGGTCGAGAGTTGGGTGGCCTGAAAGGGATCGAAAGCCACCGCCTGCACCTCAAAGCGTGAGGCCATCTCAAGCAGGTCTGCTTCGATCCAGCCGAAATCGATCACGTTGCCTGGTGTCACCGTCAGGCGACCTGTGCGCATCCAGCCTTCGTACTGACTGTTCCCCGCGGCGCTGACCGTGTCCTCAGGCAGGTAGTACTTGCCAAAGACGGCGTAGGCGTCTGCGATCTCAGGGTGCGGAAAGACCAGCACCAATGCGGCGATGTCTGTCTTGCTGGCCAGATCCAGCCCGATCCAGCAAGGCTGACCAGTGAAGGCCTCTATGTCGAGGGTCGTGTCGGCACAGGAATCCCAAGCCCGCATGTCCATCCAGGCTGTGTCTGCATTGACCCACTCATTGAGGTGCTTGGTCTTGAAGTTATTGACCGCACTGGGCAACTGCATGGCCTTGGCCTGCAGCGGCGATAGCACCTCTGGGCGCACAGAAATACCCCAGTTGGGATTGGCCTTGATCAGCGCACTCTCGGATGTCCAGTCGTCGCCATCGTCCAAGCCGTAAATGATTCCGAACTGGGTGTCATCTTCGAACACGCCGTCCAGCAATTTGGTCACGAAGGTTCGGACCTCGTAGCAAATGCCAGCGCGATTGCTTCCTGCCGTTGTGATCACCCAGAGCAGTGAGTTGTCACGCTTGCCAGTCCCGGTCTCGACCACGTCGTAAACGGTGCGCGTCTTGTGCGCATGCAACTCGTCGACGCATCCGAAGTGGATGTTTAAGCCGTCGAGGGTCGAACCCTCGGCCGAGAGCGCCTCAAACTTTGAGCCCGATGCGAGCACATGCATGTTGTGCGCACCCACCTCAACTGAGAAGCGACGGCGAAATCCTGGACTGCGCCTGGCCATAGTCTGCGCGTCGCCAAACACGATCCTCGCCTGATCGCGGGTCGTCGCAAGGGAATACACCTCTGCACCTCCCTCACGGTCGGCAGCCAACATGTACAGAGCCACCGCCGACGACAAGGTCGACTTGGCGTTACCCCGCGGCACCTCAATGTACGAGCGTCGAAAGCGCCGCGTGCCATTGGGTTTGACCCATCCGAAGACCGTCGTCAGGATGAAGGCCTGCCAAGGCTCTAGTTGAATCGGCTCGCCAGCCAGCGGCCCCTTTACATGGGGCAGTCGCTCGATGAACGCGCAGAGGTTGTCTGCCGGGTAAAAACTGCGGCCGTCCTTGTCTGCGAGCTTCGGATTGAAGTTGTACGGGCTGGCCCGTCCTTTGAACTTGGCGAGGTCATCCAGTTGTCTTTGGCAAGCTCGCTGCACCCATCGGCAGGCAAGGATTTCTCCGGCCACCACCTGCTCGGCGTATTGCCTTGCGATCTTGGCTGGCTGTAACTGGGCATTCATGCAGCGGTCAATTCCGATCTTGTGTTGACATCAGCTACACATCCGGTTAGGATTCGTGTATCTGTTGTGTATTCATTTGGAGATGCCATGCGCGACGCCGCCATCAATTTGCGAGCCCTGCCTCAGCAACGCGACCTGATCGACCAGGCCGCGCACCTGCTTGGGAAAAACCGCTCTGACTTCATGCTGGAAGCTGCCTGCGACAAGGCTCAGTCGGTGCTCCTTGACCAGGTGTTCTTTAGCCTCGATGACGCCAAGTTCCGGGAGTTCACGGCCATGCTGGATGCGCCGGTACAACCTAACCCAGGACTTGAGCGCTTGCTGGCGGTCAAGGCCCCTTGGAAAGTTGGCGCATGAACTTGCGTGCCCCGGAGTCGTTGTCGCCCGATCACCAGGTCAGTTCATTCGCCTGCGGTGAATCGACGCTCGATGAATGGCTCAAGCGCCGCGCGCTGGGCAACCAAACCAGCGGTGCAAGCCGCACGTTCGTTGTCACGACCGATGAGCGCGAAGTCATGGGCTACTACGCATTAGCAGCAGGAGCCGTCGCGCACCAAGACGCAACACGGTCCATTCGTCAGAACATGCCCGATCCGGTGCCGGTGATGGTCCTTGCCCGCTTGGCGGTCGATGCCCGGGCACAAGGAATGAAGTTGGGGGCAGCCTTGCTTCAGGATGCACTGCAGCGCTGTGTGCTGGTATCGCAAAACACAGGTGTGCGAGCCATGCTTGTGCATGCACTCAACGATCGTGCCCGCCAGTTTTACGAGCACTACGGTTTCAAGGCGTCACCCGCACACCCCATGACGCTGATGCTGCGCCTCAACCAATCATCGACCTAATCCTCAGCCAGCGATTTCTGCCCAGGGATCGTTCGTGTCGACCGACTCCTGTGGCATCTGAACCCGCGAGCGGGATGCGGGTGTGAACCCCATCTCCGACTCGTAGCCCTTCATCTCCGCAGCCAGGTCGCGAATCACATCCATCAGCGGCGATCGGCGCAAGATGCCGCTGGGCGTTTTGATGATCATGCCGGCCACACCGGCACGGTTAATCTTAGAAAGCGCCTCGCGGTACAGGCCAGCACAATTGGCCCAACGCTCCAGCACCGAGGCGTCCAGTGACGACAGCAACCCCGGCGGTGCGTTCTCCACCGCATAGATCCAGGCCTCCTTGGCAATATCGGACATGTACTCAGGTGGCTCACCCAACCGCCCGCCTGGACGGGGCTCGTGCGGATTGGTTCGGCACTTCTGAAGCGTGCCCTTGATCTTCTTGACCGCCACAGGCAACGGTTTACGGCCGGCCATGTGGCTCCAACTCTTCGGCTTGGACTACAAGCTGCGAAAGCTCAGACAAGTCCATTGCGCGCAGATCCTCCGCCTGGGCCGGAGACATGTCTTCCGGCCCCGCCGAGATCCATGACACTGCATCTAGCCTTTCGATCTCGGCTAAGTCTGCCTTGTAGGCCTGTTCAGCGGTCAGTTCTGGCATTGGGTTGTCCAAAAAAAGTTTTTCAATTTGCACGCGCAAAAATTTGGGCAGGCGAGCGCATCTGCGCCGCCCAACCGTAGAGATTCGACCCCCCTAGGGGGGTCTAGCGCCTGCCAGCAGTCTCTCTGGCCGTCTT